CAATGCCTGATGAGGTTCACAAAGCTTACGAGGGAACAAGAGACAAACTTCATTCGCTACTAACCGAACACGACTTATCGCTATGAGAGAGCAATTTATGAGGATAGCAATGGCAAGGCTCCGTAGCACCTACCCCTTCAAGCCCCAACGCAGAGCCGTAGCTGCTCGGATGTGGGTCAAGTTTTTGGAGCGTAAGAATGGATAGACCATTCGTTCTCGCGTTCCATAAGCAGAACTCTGGAGTATCTCACCACAGGACATTTGCACCCTTGATATGCCACAAGGATGTAGATGTCTTTTTCATTGAGAAGATAACGGACATAGACCCCGAGATGTGGCCGAAGGTCACGCACATTTATTCTTCACGGACATTCCCTGTTGAGCCGTTTGAGGACTTTGTAAAGCTCTGCCGAAAGGAGGGCATCAAGTTAATCGTTGACAATGATGATTGGTGGGTGCTGCCACCTACGCATCCCTTGCAAGGTCTTTACGTTGAGCAGATGAGAACGCGCATTGTGCGCTCTATGAAAGCGGCTGATGAGGTATGGGTGACAAACAAGCACCTTGCCTCAAAGGTCAAGAAGTATAATACCAACATCCGAATCATTCCCAATGCCATCAGCGTTCCAACGTGGCAGGTAGAGAGAGAGCCAAGCGAAGAAGTGCGCTTTGGTTATATCGGAGGCAACCACCACGCAGCAGACGTAAGAGAGTCCACAATCAACCTTGAAGGCTATCAGGGCTATGTGGCAGAGGTAGATGGCTACCCCGATATTATGAAGGCAAGCCATAGGCTTCCTACGATGCCACCAACACACTACCATAAACTCTACGAGTTCTTTGATGTGAGCCTTGTGCCGTTAAGCACTTCCGAGTTTGCCAAGTGCAAGTCGCACCTAAAGATGCTTGAGGCAGGGTTCAGCAAGTGCGCTCTGATAGTGAGCAACACGCAACCCTATTCACCCTACATCACAAAGGATAACTGCATTGCCATAAAACACCCGAGCGAATGGGCAGGAGCAATCAAGAGGCTAAAAGAAAACCCCAACCAAGTTGCTGACCTAACGGAATCGTTATACGAGTATGTGCAGGACTTCACGATGGATAAGATAAACGAACTGCGATGCTTTACATAGTCACGCCCTGCTCACGCCCTCACAACCTCGTAAGGCTAAAACAACATATCCCTGCGTACGCAACGTGGGTGGTGATGATGGATGCTGCTACCGATTTTAAGGGAGCAACAGGCGCATCAGTCACACACTATTCTACACGCACGGGGGATATGGGTAACCCCCTACGCAATGAGTTCCTTGAATTGTATGCTGATTCCTTTACCAAAGAAGATTGGGTGTATTATTTGGATGATGACAATATCCTGCATCCAAAGTTCCTTGAGGAGTGGAGCAACTTGCATTCCCTTGATTGCTCTATCGTAACGTGGGGGCAAATAGGTAGGCTACGCCCTACCGACCAACCCCGCGTCGGCAACATAGACACCGCCTGCTATATGTTCAAGCCATACGACCTGCCCAACCTACGCTTTGAAATGACCTACGAGGCAGACGGCACCTTTGCCCAAGCAGCATCCGAACAAGGCACACTTATCTGCGTAGAGCAGTACCTTTGCTACTATAACGCATTACGATGAAAGCATCAAAAGACATAGAAGGGTGGTTCAACCACCAAGCAGCATACGACTACCTCCTTGCCAATATGCCCGAAGACGGCACGTTCGTGGAGTTGGGGGCGTGGCTCGGTAAGTCATCGGCCTACCTATGCGACAAAGCAACATCCCAAAACATCACAATCATAGATTCTTGGAAGGGTTCACCAAACGAACTCACCACCACCCACAAACTCGCAACGGAGGTAGACATCTACGACCTGTTCTTAGAGAATATGGGTGAGCGTAAGTACAATGTAATCAAAGGAGAATCCAAAGTAGCGGCAAAAATGTTTCTCAATGAATCCCTTGACGTGGTATTCATAGACCTCACCCATACCTATGAGGCGGTAAAAGAAGATATCAAGCTATGGCTCCCAAAAGTAAAGAAGGGAGGCTTTATCGCAGGAGATGACTACCACGAGAATTGGAAGGGTGTAATCCAAGCCGTTGATGAACTGCTGCCACACGCCACGTTTATTGATGATTGTTGGATTTACCAAAGGTGAAGAACCACACAAAGGTTTATCTCAAGGGAATGGGCTACACAACAACCGACTTCATTCCCTGCGAGGTATGTCAAGGCAAAGCCGTAGACATTCACCACATAGAACCAAGAGGGATGGGTGGAAGCAAAATTGCTGATACCATCGAGAACCTTATGGCATTATGCAGGTCTTGCCACCACGAGGCTGACTTCGGAACTAAACTAAAGAAGGACTACCTTTACGAAGTTCACAACCACCATTTATCAAAAAGAGTTATTTAGTTATGCAAAGAGCAACAATCGGTACAATCATACCAAACCCCAAGAATCCAAGAATCATAAAGGATGACAAGTTCAAGAAGCTTGTAAAGTCTATACAGGAGTTCCCGCAGATGCTTGAGCTGCGCCCAATCGTAGTAGATAGCAATATGGTCGTGCTTGGAGGGAATATGCGCCTCAAGGCTTGTATTGCCGCAGGACTGAAGGAAGTGCCCATCATCATAGCAGACAAACTTACCGATGCACAGAAGGATGAGTTCATCATTAAGGACAACGTAGGATTCGGTGAATGGGATTGGGACTTGCTTGCGAACGAGTGGGAGGTAAAGGATTTGTTTAATTGGGGAGTAGATATTCCATCGGCATATTTTGACGATGACAAAGAGCCTGAGTTTGACAAGGATATGCTTGACGAAGCTCTTGATGGATACATAAACTCAAAGGTTAAGCAGATAACTCTGTACTTTGACAACCAACAATATGAGTATGTCCTTCAAAAACTTGAGGCACTTGCAAAAGAAAATCAATTAGAAAGCAATACAGACGTAATTATCTATTTACTTGAAAGCAATAGCAATAATCCCAAGTAAGCAACGACCTGATGTATTTCAGAAAGTATGCCGACCCTTTGTTGACTCATTGGGAATTGATACAATCGTTCTATTAGAAAAGGAGGACTACGAAAAGTATGACTACCCAAACAAGTTAATGCTTGAAAGAAGCAATGCAGGTATTTCTTATGCATTGTCGGAAGGTAAAAAATATGCAGAGCAAAACGGCTATGATGTTATTTTTAAGATAGACGATGACGTTTCGGCAGTTGGTAATATATCGGAAGACCTGCAGGATATGCTTGCATACTTTTTAAAACATAAGTCGTTAGGTGCTATTGTATTCCCTTATGACTTTGAATTTTACGCAAAAAGCAAGAAGCTATTTACGCACATAAATAAAAGAGTACAAACTTGTTATTTGATTAGAACCTCCTCGTTTAGGCCTCGCGAGGATGTAAATACATTTGAAGACTTTTATCAGTTCTTCCAAATGGTAAACAATAATGAGTTTACTTTATTCTGCGCACGGCACGCTATAAAGTGTAAACCCGTTGGCAGCGGAGCAGGTGGTCACCAAGCGTTTGACAGAAAGCAACAGGCGGCAAATGAAATAAAGATATTCCAATCCATTGACCCAACTGTTAACGTAATTGTTAAGGAAGACAAGAGATGGTACTATGAACCTAAACTTGTAGGGGAACAATACAAATCAAAGAAACTATGAAACGCATAGACCTTGAGCGCAAGCCAATAGACAAGGATAAGTTCAGAAAACGAACTGCCTTGCTTTCTGACGTAAGTACAACAATCAAAGAAGACTGTATTATTTACGTCAATAACGAGCCTGTTGTCTTTTACAAAAAATTAGAAACTGATACTTCTGCTTTGCGATGGGCAGTGAAAAATCAGAAATACTCAACGGGCAAAAGAAGCAGAGGACTTGAATCAACATCCAATATATTCGGATACTCCCCAAGAATTGCAATGCGCCACGACTATTGCACCGTTACGGCAATGGCTAAAAACTACCCGAAGCAACATTACATAATTACAAACTTCGTAAGTGAGTTGGTTGACTACTACAAAGAGTACTTCCCTAAACAATACGAACACCACACAGAAACTGTTAAGGAGCGAGTGATGAGTGATTGGACAATAGGAGCATCCCCATTTACAAGTGGCATAGTAAATAAAAACAATCAGCTTAAATATCACTATGATGCAGGGAACTTCAAAGGAGTGCTTTCAAATATGGTTGTATTCAAAAGCGACATCATTGGTGGTCACCTTGTAATTCCCGAATTAGACATTGCTCTTGAGGTTGCAGACAACACCTTAACAATTTTTAATGGACAAGATGTTCTTCACGGGGTATCGGACATACAATACAAAAACAATTCATCGTACAGGTATTCTGTTGTTTACTATTCCCTTGAGCAAATGTGGAAGTGCGAACCTTTGGATGGTGAGATAAAGCGAATCCGCAAAGTAAAAACAGAACGAGAGAAAAAAAGATTAGACCCTGTTCATATGGATTCTTTGAAAAAAAGACAAGAAGAACTGAAGTCATATTCTGATAAAGAATTTTTTAAATCAGCAGAGAAGAATGACAAGTAGTGACATCCATAAAAAGGCAATGCTTGATGCGTTGGAGAAATCTCTCGGGGTAGTTACGTCTGCTTGCAAGAGCGTTGACCTATCACGGCAAACGCATTACCGATGGATGCAAGAGGACAAAGAATACAAAGCAGCAGTCGAAGAACTATCAGACGTAGCGATTGACTTCGCAGAGAGCCAACTGCACAAGCAGATAAAGGAGGGCAACTCCACCGCTACTATCTTCTTTCTAAAGACCAAAGGCAAGAAGCGTGGATACGTGGAACGCCAAGAGGTAGACGTATCTTCGGGCAAGCTATTTCAAATTGAAGTGCTTGGAGAAGATTCAGACCAATAAAGTATATAACCACCTAAAGCGCAGCGACAAGAAGATAGTCGTGGAGCAGGGCGGTACTCGTAGTGGGAAGACGTACAACATCCTGCTATGGGTGATTTTCTATTATAGCACAACAGAAAGCAACAAGACAATTACGATATGTCGTAAGACGTTCCCTTCGCTTCGTGCTTCGGTGATGCGGGACTTCTTTGAGATACTTCGTGACAACGACCTGTACAACGAGGCTTACCACAACAGGTCAAGCCACGAGTATTATCTGAATGGCAACCTTGTGGAGTTCATAAGCCTTGACCAACCGCAGAAAATACGAGGGCGCAAGCGCAACCTTCTGTACATTAACGAAGCCAACGAGCTGACGTTTGAGGATTGGCAGCAGCTTATTATGCGAACTGAAGACAGGGCAATCCTTGACTACAACCCTTCGGATGCGTTCCATTGGATTTATGATAAGGTGGTGACCCGTGATGACTGCGACTTCCATCAGACCACCTACCTTGATAACCCGTTCCTTGATAGCAGCATCCGAAATGAAATAGAACGCTTGCGTGATACCGATAGCGACTATTGGAGAATCTACGGACTCGGTGAACGTGGGATGAGCAGAGCTACTATCTTTCAATACGGGCAGGCAGAGATACCAACGGATGCCACGCTCTTATGTCACGGGATGGACTTTGGGTACACCAATGACCCAACGGCACTTGTGGCAGTTTACAAGTCGGGTGACAATCTGTATGTGGATGAGCTTATCTACCGAACGGGTATGACCAACCCCGACATCAGCAACGTGCTTGCCTCTCTTGGCCTTGATAGGAGGACTGAGGTGTTTGCTGACTCTGCAGAGCCTAAAAGTATTGAGGAGCTGCATCGTATGGGATGGAACGTGAAGCCCACGCAGAAGGGCGCAGATAGCGTTATAGTGGGCATTGACGTACTGAAGCGGCACAAGCTATTCGTAACCCCACGAAGCAGCAACCTAATCAAGGAGCTTCAGAACTACAAATGGGTAGAAGACAAGAACGGCAACCTGTTGAACAAACCCATAGATGCATTCAACCACGCCATAGATGCGCTGCGATATGCAACGTATAACAAACTCAGCCGCCCTAACTTTGGCAGGTATGCCATACGCTAAAACTAAAAGGTTATTTTAATAATGGAACTAAAGGTAATTGTACCCACCGACCTGTCGGAGATAACGCTTGACCAATACCAACGCTTCGTGCGCTTGGATGGCGATGAGGAGTTCCTCAGTCACAAGATGCTTGAGATATTCTGCGGAGTGCCTCTTGCCAAGTTGCCCAACGTAAAGTTCAAAAGCCTTGCAGGGGTAGTCAACCGACTTAATGGTATGTTTGGCACCAAGCCATCCCTCAAGCAGGAGTTCAATCTTGGTGGGCAGACCTTCGGATTCATTCCAAGCATTGAGGACATTAGCTTTGGCGAGTACGTTGACCTTGACAATTATATGGCAGACACGCTGAACCTGCACAATACGATGGCGGTGTTGTACCGACCCATCACTCAACGAGCAGGCAAACGATACGACATTGAGCCATACGAATCGGCAGAGAAGTATAGCGACTTAATGAAGCAGGCTCCGATGGATGTTGTATTAGGTGCAACGCTTTTTTTTTATCGTTTAGGAAACGACTTGTTGACCGCTACAATGAACTCTTTGGAGAAGCAGAAAATGAGTACTCCACAGAGTCACAATTCGGAAGGAAGTGGGGATGGTACTCCTCATTCTACCACCTTGCTAAAGGAGATGTCACAAAGTTTGAGGATGTGGGAAGATTGGGCGTTCACCAATGCCTCACCCTTCTCACGTTTGACAAAGAGCGAAATGACATTGAACGAAAGCAATTAGAAAAACTAAAGAAATGAGGCAGTTTTACGACATCACCACCAAGCTAAAAGACACCCTTGAAGCCAATAGCCAAGTCAGCGTGGTAACGACAGGGGATATATTTGATATAGACCTAAACAAGCAGACCATATTCCCTTTGTCGCACATCATTGTGAACCAAGCAACATTTGAAGGACAGATAGTACGGATGAATGTAAGCATCGTGTGTATGGACTTAGTAGATGAAACCAAAGAGAATCCTCGCTTGCAGGCAGAGCCGTTTTATGGCGTCAGCAACGAGCAGAATATACTGAACACCCAACTCGCAGTAATCAACGATGTGGTGACAGAACTGCGCAGGGGTACTCTGTACACCGACCTTTATCAGTTGGATGGTACTGCCTCTTGCGTTCCCTTTAGTGAGAGGTTTGAGAACCTGCTTGCAGGGTGGACTGCTACGTTTGACGTGCTGCTTGCAAACACCGAGATAAGCATCTGCTAAAATGGCACGGGAGGATTTGCTTGCTTCGGTGCTTGTTAAGTTTGGCAAATATGTCATTCAACAGGCGAGGACTAATCTCTCTCGCAAGAAGCAAAACGTATCGGGCAATCTATACAAGTCTCTAAAGTATAATATCTACTATTCAAATAATAAGTTCTCCCTTACGTTCTCAATGGATGAGTATGGTGAGTACCAAGACAAGGGAGTAAGGGGCGCAAAGAGCACCTATTCAAGCGCAGGGGGGTCTCCCTACAAGTACACCAACAAGATGCCACCCGTAAGTGCGTTTAGTCAATGGGCTATCAAGAAGGGATTGGATGGCGTACGAAATAAGAAGGGGCAGTTTGTAAAACGCAAGAGCCTTCAGTTTGCATTAGCACGGAGCATCTACGAGAAAGGAATCCCTGCAACTAAATTCTTCAGCACCCCTTTTAATATAGCGTTCAAAAATCTACCTACTGAATTAGTAGAGGCGTTCAAACTAACAGAACAAGACTTCAAAGCATTTACCACAAAATGAGTACACCTACTGCATCTACACCAAGCAGCCTTTCTATGGGGCGCAGCCCTTTATTTGTCACGGGCAAGAACAACGCCCTCGCTGCTGACCAACTTGATTCAATGACGCTTCAGTTGAAGATTTACAATGGTCTGAAGGCAACCGCTCCTGCTACTGCTAACTACTCTTTGAGCAAGAATTATTCTATCAACGAGGTCATCAACTTTGAGGTGAGCGACCTTGTACGCTCGGAGTTCTACCACGACTTCAGCGTATGGAACGACATAGGCTACACGCAGAGTCCGCAGGCTGAGGCGTTGTGGGTTTTGCCTCTTGGTGATTGGGTTTACTCTAACAACGGAGCAGCACCTGAATCTGCGGTATGGTCAACAGGTACCTCTTTGGCATTCCTTTGTACTGATGGATGGGCTACTCGTGACAACATTGCCCCTGTTGCGGTATCACAAGTGGTGCTTGCAACGAGCAGAGACAGGCAGGTGCTTGTAGGGAACTATGAATCCCTTGCGATTAACAATAGCAGCACAAATGCCCTTGCCAAAATTGTCATTACTTGGCAGAGTGGTGATTCTGATGATTTTCAAATAAGTGCCATAAGCACCGCACCACCTGACAGAACAACAAACAATAGTCAAAACCTTGTAATCTACGCAGGCGTTGGTCCTGCAAACCTTGAGAACAATTCTTTTTTAGATAATGCTATAAAGCCAAGCAGTCAGCCCGATGGTGGCGTAGGGCAATACTACGATGTGATTCTAAAGAACGCAGGCAATACCACCCTTGCAACGGTGAGGTACTATGTTCAATGTGAGGTAAAGTATACGCCTGTGCAGGTGGCGTTCATCAACCGCTTTGGCGTTGCTGACTTCATCACGTTCTTCAAGCGCAGCGATGAGAGCGGAACTTTCACGCAGGACTCCTACCAAAAGAGCATCTACAACGATGGCTTCACCACCCCTTCATTAGAGGTAGGCAAGTACCAATCATACAACGTCAACTCTCGCAACACACTAACTCTAAACACGGGGTTCGTTGACCAAGACTACGATGAAACTATTGAGGACATTCTGATGAGTGAATACGTTGCGGTTTATACCAATAGTAATTGGGTGAGTGTTGTTCCTCAGCGTGGAACTATGGAGTACCAAAAGCAAGTAAACACAAAACTTATCAATTACACAATGTCCTTTGACTTCGGATTTGATGAGCGCAGTTTGGTACGATGAACAAGGTAGATATTTACGTCAACGACTTTCGGCTTGACCTGTTTGATGATGAGGAGATAAGCATCAACCTGTCGGTGCAGAACGTGCAGGACATCAGCAAGGTGTTCACGGACTTCACGCAGGGATTCACCATTCCTGCAAGCCCACGCAACAACGAGATACTTCAGCACTACTACAATGCCAATATCACAAGTTCCGTTATCACTACCGAGACCGCAGGTAATCCCGTTTGGAATGCCATCGGCATCACTTGGAATACTTTTAACACGGTTTGGAATGCAGGTGCTACAACCACGAGCGTAGCCAATACGTTTGATGGTAGGCTAAGGCAACCCGCACAGATTGAAATAAACTCTATCCCATTCCGCTCAGGCGTTATTGAGGTTGAGGGTGTGCAGCTAAAAGGCACCGAGCCTTATGCGTACACGATTACGTTCTATGGGGATTTGGTAACGCTTTCTGACTTGTTTGGCGAGGACTATTTGTATGACCTTAACTTCAGCGCATACAACCACCAATACTCCGATACTGCGGTATTTGATAGACTAACTACCGACACCTACGCTCCGTTGTTTTATCCGCTTTGCAGCCCTGTAAAGAATTGGTTTTATGATTCAGACAATAGCAATCACAATGATAGCAACATCAGCTTCCACAATGCTAACGAACAACACGGCATCCACTACTACGAGCTAAAGCCTGCACTAAAGGTGACGGCTATCCTTGATGCGATGGAAGCAAAATACGGCATCACGTTTACAGGAGCGTTCTTGGCTGCTACTCCGTTTGTTGATTTGTCGTTATGGCTGCACAGGTTTGAAGGCTATCTATTTGATGGGGGCAATGACATTGCGTATCAGTTAATAAATATGAATCGCAATACAGGTAGCGGTTCGCAGTTCAATTTGACTACCGACACTTGGACAGTTGTAGATAGCAAGCAATATGACTTGCAGATTACAATGCAAAATGTAAGCAAGGATTACGAGCTTGCGATTTTTCGTAATGGAGTACTTGATTTTACGGCATTGGTTAATGCACACCCTGCGTCTTCAGTAACTACAAATATGGCTGCCTTGTCGTTTACCGCAGGTGATACCGTTCAGTTGTTTATACGTTCGCAGACACGAGAATCAATGACCTACCAATGCACGGACTATTCGGGCATTGATAGCGATACGGCTTCTGTTAGTTTCTCGGTAGACCAAACTGCATCGGTAAGCTACACCTTCAGCCTTGTTGTTTCAGACATAATGCCTGAAATAAAGGTCAAGGACTTCTTGGCGGGGATTCTCAAGATGTACAATATGGTGATTGTGCCAACTACATCCACGAGCTTCTTGCTTCAGCCGTTAGATGATTGGTACGCATCAGGAGCAACAAACGATTTGCAAGACTACATTGACATCACCGAGTATGATGTAAACCGCCCTGAGCTATACCGAGAGATTGAGTTTAAGTATCAAGAGACAGAGCAGATACTCGGCTTTCAATATGAGCGGTTGTATGGCGAAGGCTTTGGCAACCTGCGCACCTTCTTTACATTTGATGGCGAGCAGTTCCTTGTTGAGGTGCCGTTTGAATGCCCTTTATTTGAAAGGCTGACTGATGAAAATACAAGCACCCTCACCAACGTACTCGTGTACAAGAGCATCACAAACGATGCAAACGAAGATGGTACGTTCAATCCATACTTGGGTGCGCCTATCTTATTCTACGGCTACTTTGATGACTACAACCTAACTGCAAACTCCGTTGCATTTGTAAACGCTGATAACAACACAAGCGAAGAGATAACCGTTGCTTGGTATGCAAATGCCTCCAACCGCTACGATAGTGCAGGCGCATCGCACTCTATTTGCTTTGGCGTTGAAAACGACCCCTATCATTTACAGACCGTAAACCAAAGCCTATACAATACGGAGTGGGTAGATTACGTCACCGACCTATACAACCGCACCCGTAGGATTTACGCGGTTGAAGCGGTCTTGCCATTAGGTAAGATGGCAACGCTTGAGATGAACGACACGATTATTTGGAACAACAACAAGTACGTCATCAACAACGTGCAGTTAAACCTAACCACAGGCCGAGCAACATTTGAACTCCTCAACGTAGTATGAAGACAGGATATTTAAGTTATTTGATAGAACTATTGCAGTTAGAGGAATGGCGCAAGGAGTCAGAGGCAATTGATATTGCCAAAGGCAAGTACGCAATTCCCAAGACTTGGGATGAGTTCTTAAAACGCAGATAATGGCAGTAGTAGAAACGATACGCATTGATGGTGACTCCTCGCAGTTTGACGCTGCCGTTAAGGATTTAATCTCAGGCATCAACCAACTAAATAAGTCTATTGACAAAATTGGCCCCGAAGCCAAGCGGTCTTTTGGGCAGGCTGAAACTGCCGTCAAGGGCGTAAAAGAAGAAGTTAAAGAAACGGGCAAGAGTGTTAAAGATTTAATTAAAAACATCACCGCTCTTGGCGTTATCACAAAACTAACTGATGCAGCAAGTGAAGCATTCACGGGCAATCAGAAAGTAGTTGACACGCTAAACACGGGATTGTTCTCCGCACAAATCTTAGTCAGCAATCTGATTGATTATTTTTCAGGTGGCGGTGGAAGTTTAGCGGATGCCTTTAGGGGTGTTACCTCCCAAGCAAAAGAATTGGTAGACCTGCAAAATCAATCTAAACTTGCAGAAGTTGAGCGCATCAGGTTACAATTTGAATATCAAACCCTCGCAGAGAAAGCTCGGCAGCTCCGCGATGATGAATTGTCAAGTATTGATGAGCGCATCAGCAAGAATGATTTGCTTAATGATATTCTTATAGAACAATTATCCGAAGAGGGCAAAATGGTTCAAACAAAAATTGCAGCAGCTCAGGCTGAGGTCAATCGTTTGGATAACATTGAAAACCAAGTTGCGCTTGCACAAGCATTGACGGAGGAGTTTGATATTCAAGAGCGCATCCTTAGTCAGACATCAGAATACCTGTCTAACCAACGTGGCCTTGAGCGTGAGCGTTTAGAATTGCAAAAACAAATCAACGAGCGCAAAGCCATTGAAGCAGAAACGGGTGTTAAGCAGTTTGAGGATGAGCGGGCGCAAGATATGGTCATTTATGGATTCAAAGTAAGAACTGAAAAAGAGCTTGCTGAAATAGAGTATGAGAGATACTACAATGGCTATCAGGTACGCAAAGATTTTCTGATTCAGCAAATTCAAGCTGCTCAAGATGCAGGTCTAACCGAGAACGCCCAATACCAAACTCTACTTGATGAGAAATATCAATTAGATGTTGAGTATTTTGAAAGGACACGAGATTTAGCCAATCAACGCAGAGAGTTTAATTTGCAATCATTAAGCGATGCGGTAAAAACAACGGGTCAAGCGATTGATGCAATATCTGCTTTCTATGAGGCAAGGTATGCTAACGATGAGAAGAACGCAGAGAAAGCGTTTAACATACAAAAGAAACTATCTATCGCTCAAGCCGTAGTACAGGGGGTAGAGAGTGTGGTGAATGCTTATGCAACGGCTCAAAAATCACCGCTCACAAGCGTGTTCCCTGCTTACCCAATAGTGGCGGCAGGCGCAGCCGCTGCATTCTCAGCAAGTCAAGTGGCACTAATAAGCAATCAGCAGTTCCAATCTGCATCGGCAGGCGGTTCTTCAAGCTACGATTCAGGCGCAGCAGTACCATCACAACCTGCTAATTTTAACATCGTATCAAGAAGCGGTAACAACATCTTAATGGAAAGCATCGCCTCACAATTTGACAAGCCTATGAAGGCGTATGTTGTAAGTGGCGAGGTTATTTCAGGAACGCAACTTGACCGCAGGCGCATCCGCACCGCAACCTTTGGATAATATGAAACTGATAGAACTAATACTTGATGAAACAATGCTGCTCACAGGCATTGATGCAATCTCCCTTGTAGAACATCCTGCTATTGAGGAGGACTTCATTGCGCTGAACTCACAACGCGTGGAGTTCGCCACGCAGAGCGATGAAAAGCGAATCCTTATGGGAGCAGCACTCGTACCCAACAAACCCATCTACCGAGCCGAAGGGCAAGAGGAGTTCTATGTGTACTTCAGCGAAGCCACCATCCGCAAAGCGAGTGAGATGTTCTTCCAAAAGAGCAAGCAGAACAACGCTACGCTTGAACACGAAGTAGGCATCAACGGCCTCACGGTTGTAGAGTCTTGGATTATTGAAGATGACGTACAAGACAAGAGCAAAAAGTACGGCTTTGATTTGCCTGTTGGAACGTGGATGGTTAGTATGAAAGTCAACAACCCTGATATTTGGACAAACTTTGTCAAGACAGGCAAGGTCAAAGGATTCTCTATTGAGGGGTACTTCGTGGACAAACTAAACCTTGCCAAGCAAGAGATGGCGCATCTTGAGGAGCAGGAAGCAGCGTTGATGCTTGCACAGATTGTTGCTATCATCAAAAGAGATGGCCGCAAGAAGTCGGGAACACGCACTGAGATGGAATCGTTTACTGACTATCCCGATGCGGTACGCAACAACGCCAAGCGTGGTATTGAACTAAACGAGAAGAACGGCAATAAGTGTGCAACGCCTGTCGGTAAGGTAAGGGCGCAGCAGCTCGCACAAGGCAAGCCTGTGAGTGTAGAGACCATCACACGGATGTACTCGTACCTATCAAGAGCCGAAGAATACTACGATGAGAACGACACGCAAGCCTGCGGCACAATATCGTTCCTGCTATGGGGCGGTCTTGCAGGTAAGCGTTGGGCAGAATCCAAACTAAAAGAACTTAACAATGTATAGACCACAAAAACTCCCAGTAGCGTCACCACGAGGTGGAAGGCGTGGATGCTTATGTCCAGACAATACCTACAAGTCCAACTGCTGCGATGGCTCTATCCAAGCGCAGGGTGTTGGCTCCCTTGTCGGACAAGGCACGGTAGTTATCAATCCTTAAAAAT